ATTCTCAATATGATATTGAAGATTCTGAAAATGTATACAACTTTATTGGTAATGATCGTAAACCTTTATATGTTTTAGATTGGTTATGTTCCAAATCTATTCCAGTAGGTAAAACCGGTTCTTGTGCAGGATTCTTTTTCTTCAATGCAAACGGAAAGTATCAATTTAAATCTGTTGATGGATTGTTGGGGCAGACACCAAAGAAAAAATATATTTACACAAATACTCCACCAAGTAAATCATCCGAATACTCTAAAGGACAATATGAAAGAATTCTTCAATATTCAATTGATGAAAATATCAACATTCAAAATAAAATGCAGATAGGAACATATAATACTCGAATATTATATTTTGATCCCTATACGTTTAAGGTTGATGCTGTTGTTAATTCTGCAATAGAACCTCAAATTACGTCACCTGAAAGAAAGTCTGATTCGGATCCTCAGCAAGTTGCAAAATCTTCTCCCCAAAAAGGCAATGCAAATACTGCTGGGCAAACTTTAGATTTTATTGATCAAAAGTTTTTAGATCCAAATAAACCTTGCAGATTAATGTGTGTCGTAAAGGATAATGGAAATCTTCCATCAGGAAAAAATGCTCAAAAACAGTTAGAGAGTTGGAAGCAAAATCCAGTCACGATGAATGATAGAAAGGACTTAACTCTTTTTCAGAGTATTGCAAGATTTAATCAATTGTTTTCAAATAAAATTTCTATAACTGTTCCTGGTGATTTTTCCTTACATGCTGGGGATGTTATTTACTGCGAATTTCCAAATCCATCTGCAGGAAATAATCAAGAAAATGCAATTAATAAAGAATTGAGTGGAAATTATTTGATTGCTGATATAAACCAAAATGTTTCCAGACAATATCATTATACTTATTTAAATCTTGTAAGAGATTCTGTTGGTAAAAAAGTTGGTTAAATAGTATTAATTAATTGCTATAAAAAGTAAAAATGGATAGCATTGAAAGTCATATTCAAAAAGATAGGGAAATTCTTTGTGATCCAACAATTTCTCCACAACAACGTCGTCACATTGAAGGAGAATTGAAAGACTTAGAATTTTATCGTGAAAAACATCCTGAGAATTCCCATGATCCGACTTCATTGGAATTGTATTGTGATGCTCATCCCGATGCATCTGAATGTAAAGTATACGAAGACTGATGCTTGATTCCGGTTTATTATCGAAAAATTTTATAGGAAGAGATGGATTCATCTGGTGGATCGGTCAAGTTCCCGATGCAAAATCTTGGAGTGGTAATTTACCCACTCTTCCACAAAAAAATCCATCAGACTTGCCTGGATTTAAATATCGTGTAAAAGTTAGAATTCTTGGATATCATACATCGGACTTAAAAAATTTACCTGACCAAGATCTTCCTTGGGCTCTTGTAATGATGCCCACAACATCGGGTTCTGGTAGTGGTTCTAATTACACAACTCCAAGATTTTCTGGCGGTGAGTTTGTATTTGGTTTCTTTTTAGATGGTGACAATGGACAACAACCAGTTATCATTGGAATACTGGGAAATTCTACGCAAACATTACTTTCAAAGTCTTTACCTTCTGTTGGATTTAAACCTTTTACTGGACACACGAATGGAAAGTCAGTTCCATCTCATGAGTTAAAATCATCAAAACAAATTCAAAAAGATGGAACTCCTAATGGACCACAAGTTCCAACAGGATCTAAAGGTGGAAATCCCAATACAACAGTTAGTGCAACGATTCCAAATCCCTCTAACTCTCCAAATCCAGAAGGACCTCCTGCCGATATAAGTCGTCAGCACTCTGATGCTCAACAAAAAGACAATAAAGAATATCCTCTCGGAAATGCTTGTAAAAAAGATAAGAAGAAAAAAAGTAAAATTAAATCAGCAATTAAAAATCTAATCAGAGCAATCAAAGGAATTCAAAAAATCTATGATACTTATGTTGCTACTACTGCAAACACAATTTCGAATATAACTTCAGAAATTAGTGAGTGCGCTGGTTTAATTAATGGTTATTTGCAAAAATTAATAAATGATTTTAGATCTTGGTTATTCACTGAAATAAACAAAAAATTAAAAAAATTACTTAGTAAAATATCAATTAAGAAACAAACAGAATCTGCTGAACTGCAACAAAAAACAATTGATACTTTAGGATGCGTTTTTGATAGATTGATGGACGGATTGTATGATTTAATTAAAAGTTTTCTTGAGAGGATGATTGATAGAATACTGAGTGCAGCTCAGTGTATTATTGATAATATGATAGGATCACTTTTAAATGCAATTGTTGGTCCTCTCGAAAGTGCAATTTCGGCAGCACTTGGACCACTTAATGCATTTCTTTCTGGTGTTCCTGGAGGATTGCAAAATGCATTGAATTTTTCTAGTGCTCTTGAAAAATTTCTTTCTTGTGAAAAGGATGATGAGTGTCCAGAGACTGAAGTTTGGTCTTGGTTGGATGGACCAAAATCGACAGATACGGATAATTTTATAAACGAACTTAATCGTGTTGGTAAAATTGCATCTACTGGCGCGGGCAATTTCTTAGGTAACTCTCCTGGAGTTATTCCAACTGCAGGGTCTATTGGCGAATGTTTGGGTGGATTTGGTGTTTGTGGTCCACCAAACATTCAAATATTTGGTGGTGGTGGAACTGGTGCTACTGCAAACGCAATTATTGGACCTTCTGGTGAAATTCTTGCTGCAAGTATTTTAAGCACAGGTATTGAGTATTATTCAAATCCATTTGTTTACTTTGATGATCCGTGTGGAAATGGTTCTGGAGCAAAAGCAGAAGCTATTGTTGGAACAGATGGTAATGATTGTGGTAAAATTGTAGCAATTAGGGTAATTGATGGTGGTGTAGGTTACTTAAAGAGAAGTGATGGTAGTTTAGGATCGGAGGGGGAAACTTCAGTTGGAATTGGTTCAGATGCAAATGCAGTTATACTTCCAAGTGGTGCAGACTTTTCAATTGATTTTGATACTTTTGGTTTCGATGCTCTTGTTGGATTAGTGACTACCAGACCCGGTATTTCTACAACAGTTCTTGCTCCTGGAGTTGAAATTCCTTGCGGTATCACAACTGCATATCCATCACTTCCAATTTCAGTTCTTCCTGGAGCAACAGTTAATCTTCCACCAGGGGCTGCAGTTATTCTTTCTCCATCAATGGAACCAATTACTACAAGTTGTAGTTTCACTAAATCAAATACAACATATACTTTCCCAGGTGGTTGTGAAATTACAATTCCTCAAGTTATAACACCAACACCTTCTACAGTGGGAGTTACAACCACTTTACCGATAGACGATTATAATGTTGTTCTTGAACTTGATGAAATTATTATTCGAAATACTGGCATTAATTATTCCCCAGAAGACAAAATTTGCTGCAATCCTGATAATGGTGCAAATCTTGAACCACAATTTGACCAGGTTGGTAGATTAGTTGGAGTTAGAATTCTAAATAAAGGTGCGTTTGTCACAGAAAGGCCAACAATTACAATTTGTGAAAGTAAAACTGGAGTAAATGCTGAAATGTTTGCAGTATTGAAAGCAACTGATGTATCTAATTTGACAAAGCAACAAATTCAGCAACTGGGATTTAATCAAGATAAACTTGTGAGTGTCGTCGATTGTGTAGGTAAGGTGTAATGGCTAAGAATTATTATCCAGAATTTTGTGTTGATGATGCAACGGCAGACGTTATTATTGAAAAGGGAAGATATTGGGACGATAAAACTACTTTCTTTTCCTATAAATTGACATCTGGATATGATCCAAATCATTATTTTTCATTTGACGTTAATCGTGGATCTGAAAGTTCTGGATGGACATTGTTTAGTACTCCAGGAACTTTTCAAGTAAAAGCAGGTAAAAAAACACCAGAAAAATCCTCTGCGATTAATCTTTTTGCAGATAATGGAGACATTAGTATTACTTGCATGAATGGTGATATTCGGTTAAAGGCAAGAAATATTCATATTGACTCTGGGTTAAACGTTAGAAATTCTGTGGATGGTGTTGTAAATATTGCTGGACATCAAAAAGTTTCTATTCATGCTCCAACAATTGACATTGAAGCAAAAAAAATGCTAAGATTGATTTCATCAGGAGATGGAGTATTGAAAATATCAAACGTAATGGAAATGTATATGGGGATGTGTAAAGCATTTTCAAATTCATCTTCTGAAAACCCACCAGTTAATGGAATGTCCCAAAATTATACTGAATAGGAGAATCATAAATGCCATATGGATTTGATAGTGTAAGTTGTGGAAATCAACTTCACCTAGGAGAAAACGAAGAAGAAATTTTAGTTGGAATACGTGGTTCTGCAGATCTTCAAGGACCAATTTTGATTGGTGCCAATGGGAATTATCCGCAAGTTGGTGCCTCCTTAATGGTTGCTCCACTATCAAATCCAGATTCTCCAACTCCATCGACTGGAGGAAATCTATGTGGTGTAAATAATTCCCCCTATTCACTTGCAGTAATTGGTGATGCAGTAATTTTTGATAATTTAGAAGTCAATAAAACAATTCATGCTGGTGCTGATATTGTTGCCCAGGGCGATGTAAAATCTCAATGTGGTGGACATCGTTTATCACTTAAAAAGAATTTTGACATCCCTCATCCAACAAAAGATGGATGGAGATTAAGACATACTTGTTTAGAAGGACCTTCAAATGATGTTTATTATCGTGGACGATTAGTTAATGATCATAAGATAATTCTACCAGAATATTGGAAAGATTTGGTTGATAAAGAATCGATTACAGTTTCAGTTACTCCCATTGGTGGACCTCAAGACATATATGTTGCGTCAATTCATAACAATGTGATATACTTAGATTCATATGAATCTGGAGAAATACATTGTTTCTACCACGTTTACGGCGAAAGAAAAGATGGAGAAAAATTAATTGTGGAATATGAAGGAGAAACTCCTGCAGATTATCCTGGAAACTCAGAAGAATATTCAATTGTTGGTTGGAATTACGACACTCAGAGGTAAATTATGGCAGATTTTACATTAGAACCCAGACAAATTCCTGGGGCAGACTGTGGTGATGTTGAAACACAAGGAAGATTATCAACTCGTTATGACTATATTGTAAAGAATATCCAAAATGAAGGATTTTATGATGAAACTTGCGAACCATGGTTGCATGGCAATGCTCAAATTGACAATTTGCAAGTTAATTCCCAGATCAATGGTGGAGGTAGCGTTAACATTACTGGAACAGTTACTGCATCGGAAGTAACTGCAGGTGGCGTTACTTTAACTTCTAGGAAACCGTTTGATATTTTGCATCCTACTAAGAGTGGTTGGCGCCTCAGGCATGTTTGTCTAGAAGGTCCAGAAAGTGGTGTTTATTTTCGTGGAAGATTGACTGGAAATAATACTATTGAATTGCCAGATTATTGGGTTGGTCTTGTTGATGCAGAATCAATTACGGTTTCTTTAACTCAAATAGGATTCGAGCAAAATTTAATTGTTGAAAAAATTGAATGGGGGAAAAAAATTAAAATAAAATCTGGTAATGGATCCTCGATCGACTGTTTCTATCATGTTTATGGTGAAAGAAAAGATGGAGAAAAATTAATTGTAGAATATGAAGGAAAAACAATTGAGGATTATCCTGGCGATAATGCAATTTACAGTATCAATAAGTAAATGCTTGACATCTCATCCTGACTATGCTATTCTGGATATGCCAACCGAAACGACTCAATGCAAGAACAACCTCTGGCAGAAACACAATCATCTGATGACAACCAGGAGTACCTGACACGATGCGTGGTTGATCCAATCAAGCGAACAGTATATCTTTATTCAAATGAAGGGTCAGAACGACAAGTGTCCTGTGAGACTGTTGATGAATTTATGAATGTGCTACAATATGTTCGTGATACACTGGATGAAACAACAGTCTCGTATGTAAATCCGCTTTAAAATTCATTTTTAGGGGCAAAAAATCCCGGCAAAAATTTTACGCACGATACTTTTTTGAAAGTATGTATCCATTTAAAATCAATCTAACAAACCTTTGGGAACCACCTGTGAAAACAACACCACAAAATGTTCAAGAGGCAAATCAAGGTCTGTTTTATTCTAAAATGACTCTTCCTGCTGCAGCAAAACACTGTGGTATGACACAAAAAGAAATGAAGTTGACATTTTATGAGTATTTGAAGTATCATCCAAGAACCTATCAAGGATGATTTTTATGCCTGTGTAGCCCAGCGGAAGAGGCAAAGGTCTTAAAAACCTTCAAGCGTGAGTTCGAATCTCACCACAGGTATTAGAATTCACACTCTAAATAAACAAAAGTAGGAGTAAATCCTATGAAGTATAAAATTGATGCCGCATACTGTTGGTACAATAAAGGAACTCAAATTGTTCTAATGTACTTTATAAATCACATTCCATTTACTTTTGATGAACTTCCTGATTGTGCAATGCAAGATTTGGAAGTTATTCATTTAGCAGACCAACAGCTAAGATACGATCCAGAAGATTTGTACCGAACATCATTCTATTTGATTGATGAAGAGTGCCATCCAATGTTATTTGACGTTGAACTGGAAAATCCCGAAATGTTGCCTGTTGATTAAATGCCCTTGTAGCTCAGTGGTAGAGCAATGGTTTTGTAAACCATCGGTCGTCTGTTCAAATCAGATCGGGGGCTTGAGTTTCTAATACAACTCTTATGTCTTTACTTTCACAAACAGATCGCCAAATGGTGATTGAAGCACTTGAATATTACATTCAAAAACTCAAAGAAGATAACTGCACTGAGGCTTCTATTACTGCATTTCAAACACTTCTTCTTTGGATTGAATTGGAGCACTTTAAGAATGAAGATTAATCTCTGGTATTGTAAAGAAATGGGACAATGGAGGTGGGTATTAACTCAAGATTCCCGTCCAGTGATAAGACAAGAATCTGGACAACAACCCAATCTTCGTGATGCGATGAACGACGTTGCAAATACCGTAGAATATATTTTGGAATCCAAACAAAACTGAGTAAAAATACTTAATGAAATCTGATTTTTATATAGATAAGGTGTGTAAGGAAGAAATTAAAAATCTTCTTCATACTCATCATTATCTAAAAGACGAATCCAAAGATTTCAAATCAGGCTTCAATTATGGACTTTTTAAATCCACATTCGAATGCCCTCTTAATCTTGGCGGGTGTCTCGGGGCTTGCATTTTTAGTTCTCTCCCAGTTCCAGAAATTGCAGTAGGTGCCTTTGGATTAGAAAGAAATCAACAAAAAGGAATATACGAATTATCAAGACTCTGCATACATCCAGATATACAAAAAGAAGAATATAATATCACATCTTGGTTCTTAAGTCGTTGCATACGGAGATTTAAAAAAGATGCAAATGTTTCTGCTATTCTTAGTTACGCTGATTCTACTCGCCACAACGGAATTATCTACCGCGCTTGTAATTTCAAGTATTATGGGTTAACGGATCCAAAAAAAGATTTTTATTATGCAGATGGCACCAAACATTCAAGAGGTTCTGTAAAGGGACAACAAGGTGAATGGAGAGATCGTCCCAGAAAACATAGATACTTAATGATTTTTGATAAACAATTGGAAAAAAGGTTGGCGTGGAAGGAAGAAAAATGATATACTAATTTTGTGTGAAGGAAGTACGCTAAGAGACTGTCAATGACAGTCTCTTTTTTTGTCTAAATAATCATTAACGGAAACTATAAGAACTAATAAAATGCCTTTAAGTCGTTTAGAGAATTTCCTGAAGAACACAAAAGGAAATATTCTCTATGTAAGCCCAAATGATATTGATTCAACCGATTCATATGAAAATAGAGGTAACTCTTTAACAAGACCCTTCAAAACGATTCAAAGAGCTTTACTTGAGTCAGCAAGATTTTCATATCAAGCAGGAATAAATAACGATTTATTCAGTAAAACGACTATTTTACTATATCCAGGTGATCACATTGTCGATAATCGTCCTGGATGGATTCCCTATGACAATGGATTTGGTGAAATAAGATATTATAATCGTGCGGGAGAAGCAAATTTAACATTAGCGCCATTAACCAGCACTTCAAATTTAAATCTTGAAGATCCTTCAAATGATATTTACAAATTGAATAGTGTGCATGGAGGAGTAATTCTTCCAAGAGGAACTTCTCTTGTTGGACTTGATTTAAGAAAAACAAAAATTAGACCAAAGTACGTTCCCGATCCAGAAAATAATAATGTTGAAAGATCTGCAATTTTTAGAGTTACTGGAACATCTTATCTTTGGCAATTTACACTTCTTGATGCAGATCCAAATGAAAACTGCTATAAAAACTACTTAAATGATACATTTATTCCAAATTTTTCACATCATAAACTGACATGTTTTGAATATGCGGATGGTGTGAATAATGTTGCAATTGACGATGAATTTCTTACTTTGTCAGAAACACGTACTGACCTTGATATGTATTATCAAAAGGTTGGAGATTTTTATGATGCGCCTTCAGGAAGACCTGTTGAACCTGATTATCCAACAGGTGGAGTTGATTTTGAACCGAAGATTGATGAATATCGAATTGTTGGTCCAATTTCTGGATCTATCGGTGTTTCGAGTATTAGATCTGGTAATGGAACTTTAATTGGAAGAACTCCAACAATTACTGTCACCTTAGATACCCCACTTGAAGGACTTGATGTTGACACTGCATTTCAGATTACTAATGTCAACTCTGACTATAATGGTCAATATGTTGTAAGTGGAATTACAAGTTATTTTGGTGGAACCAAAGAATTTACCTATGAAGTTCAAAATATTCCAGCTGATCCAAAACCGACACTGACAAACGCAACTGTAGAACTTGCAAGTGATACGGTAACTTCTGCTTCACCATACATCTTCAATATTTCCTTACGATCTGTGTGGGGAATGTGTGGAATGCACGCAGATGGTAGTAAAGCAACAGGATTTAAGTCCATGGTTGTTGCACAATTTACTGGTATTGGTCTACAAAAAGACGATAATGCGTTTACAATTTATGATGATGGTGTTTATCTTGATGCTGCAGATGGTCAGACAAATCTGTTTAAAAATTCAAGAGCAATTTTTAAACCAGAATATCGAAACTTTCACATCAAAGCATCCAATAATGCGTTCATTCAGGTAGTTTCTGTTTTTGCAATTGGATTTGCTGATCATTTTCTTTCAGAGTCTGGTGGTGATTTATCAATTACTAATTCCAACTCAAACTTTGGCGCAAGATCACTAAGATCTGTTGGATTTAGAGATGAGGCATTTAATCAAGATGATGTTGGATACATTACTCACATAATTCCATCACAAGAAGTACCAAAAACAATTACAACAACAGAATTCTCGTCGATAGATGTCAATAAAACAATCAATATTGGTGTTTCTTCACATTTATATCTTTATAACGAAACAAATCCAGATATTGCACCATCTGAAGTTCTCGATGGATATCGAGTAGGAGCAAAATCGGACGAAAAAATATTTGCAATTATCTCCGATGGTGTAACAAGTTCTGAGTATTTTTCAAGAGTTGTAATGCCTTCTGGAGAAAAAGGAGATTTAACGCAAGTAACCTCAGAAAAAATATCCAAAGTTTCCAGCGATAACACTGGAATTAATAGTATTACAACAACAAATTCGACAATCACATTTACAGCACCCCATAATTTTATTAATGGTGAAAGTGTAAGAGTTTTAAGTGAAAATGGATTTTTGCCAGATGGTCTTGTTGAAAATCGCATATATTATGCAATTGTAAATCAAACCTCTGGAGTTGGAAATACATCAATTCAACTTTCAGAAACATTAAATGAAGCTTTAAATGGAAATGCAATCGATATTAATAACAATGGTGGAATTTTAAAAGTTGTTAGTAGAGTTTCAGATAAACAACCAGGATCTGCTGGTCATCCAATTCAATTTGATATAGCAAATCGAAATTGGTATATTAACGTATCTTCTGCATCGACCGAAAACTATCTTTATTCAAGAATTGTTGGATTGGGCACCACAACTTTGGGTGTTAGATCTCCAAAGACATACATTAAGAGAACTCCAGATAGTCGTAATTCGATTGATAGAATTTATCGAGTTCGATATGTCATACCAAAAGAAGTTTCTGTTGCCAGAGAACCTGTTGATGGATTTATTTTACAAGAATCATCATCTACTATTGAATCGGGACAACTTGCGATTACAAACGATAGTTTATCAAATCCAGCAGTTAGAAAAAATTTAAGAATTATTGCCGGAATTTCATCTTCTGTTGGAGTTGCTACTGTCTATACAGAAGTTCCGCACAATCTTTCTATCGGATCTCAAGTTAAAATTCGAAATGTAAAGAGCACAGGAAACACTGCTGGTGTTGCACAGTCCGCATACAATCAGATATTTACAATTAGTGGCATTTCAAGTGCAAAAGCATTCTCAATTAGTGTTACAGGAAATCCAGGAACATTTTTAAATAATGTAGATACCCGAACAACTACAGAACTTCCATATTTTGAGAGGCAAAATTATAATGATGTTTTTTATGTTTATAGAAGTGAAGAAATTAAAAAACATATTCCAAATCAGCAGGATGGAGTTTATCATCTAATTTGTGTCAATGCTTCAAATGCACCATTGGCTCCTGATTTTTCTTCTGAAAAGTTTTCTCAAAATATTCAAGATCTTTTCCCACAAACAGATAGAGATAATCCTATTTCCGATCCTCCAGGTGCAAAAAGTTTTGCTAAGTCGGATTTAATTGGAAAAGTTGTCACAAATAATCTTAAAAATTCAATTACAAGAGAAACAGTCGAAAAACTATTCGTAGACACTTCGATCGGAATTGGCATTACAAATATTGTTTCGACTTCCAGTACCACACATATTGTTTATACAAAATATGATCATGGATTGAATGGAGTTAAGACTGTAGGAATTCAATCCGCTGGACAAGGATATGGAAGAGGAACGGGCGGAACAGAGTATTTGTATAATGCATCACTTGTTGGATTTGCTGGATCAACCACAGGTAAAAATGCTACTGCTATAGTTACTGTTAATTCTGTTGGATCCATCACTGCAGTTAAAATTGTAGATCCTGGATCTGCCTATGGTGTAGGAAATACTCTTGCGGTGGTAGGTGTTGCGACCACAACATCCTCATCATACTATCTTGGACATGTAAGAGTCACTGGCATTATCGATAATACAAATGATGTCTTAAGATTAAGTGGTATCAACTCAGAATCGATTCAAGACTATAACAACTTATACCGAATTGTTGGAATTAATACTGGAGAATTTAATACAATTCGTGTTGCAAGTGGATCTTCAATTCGTGGATTTTCTTCTGCGGGAATTGGATCTACTCTTGCATCTGATGCAATTCTTTATAATGTTGGTGCATCATTGAGAGTAAGTTCTCTCACATATGACAATGTTCTTGGAATTGCCACGGTCAAAACAATCGGTGTTGGAAATACAATTCATGGATTGTCGGTGGGCAATAAAATTAGAATTGTAGGGTCGGGGCAAACAATCTACAATGATAGTTTTACAGTTAAAGAGGTCATAGATCTTTCGACAGTTATTTTAAATGTTGGTGTAGGAACTCAAACATTAACTGCAACTGGAGATATTTTCTTATTTAAAGAAGGATTTACTTCTCAAGGTGGAATTACAAATGCAAATGATGAAAATCTTGCTGGAAGAATGGTTCCATTCTATGCTGGACTTTCAACTTCTTTGAATGCAGATGTTACTTCAAGATCCACAACCTCAATCTCAATTCAAAATTTCTCAACATCAGGATTAAAACTTGGAGATTATATTCAAGTCAATTCTGAAATTATGAGAATTTCTGATGAACTTCCATTAACGGTATTCAGAGGAGTTCTTGGATCAGTTGCAGGAATTCATAGCAGTAGAACAGAAGTTAGAAAAATTCGAGTCATTCCATCAGAATTTAGAAGACATTCAATCATTCGTGCTTCTGGACAAACATTTGAATATGTTGGATTTGGTCCTGGCAATTATTCGACTGCATTTCCTGATAAACAAGATCGAATACTTTCAAGTCAAGAAAGATTTTTATCTCAAGCTCTCAAACAGGGAGGTGGGTTAGTTGTATATACTGGTATGAATGACGAAGGTGATTCATATGTTGGCAATACAAAACTCAGTGCAGCTACTGGTGAAGCAGAAGTTTTTGATTCACCAATTATCACCGTAACTGGTGAAGAAATTGAATCTGGCTTGGTCTTAAACAATATTAGTCCCGATGAAATTAATGTAACTCGATCGATTAAAGTTGAAGGTGGTCCCAATAAAGATATAATCAGTCAATTTGATGGTCCAATTGTTATAAACGAAAAACTGACTTCAAACTCTACAAAGGGCATTGAAGCATATAGCATGTATCTGCAAGGAAATGCAGAGGTTTCCAGACAATTTACTGTTGGAATTTCTACTCCATTCGATAGTGGAAATTTGGGCGATTTTACTTACTACACTCAACCACAACAAGGTGAATATGCTGGATGGACTTATACAAAAGAAAATGCCTGGAGAAGATTTGGTCCAATTTCTCTTTCATTGAATTCGAATGATTATAGATTAGATAAACTTGGTGTCGGAGTTGGAACAACAACGATTCTTAATAATCCTTTTCAGTTTGGTTTCCAAAATCCAACTGGAGGAATTAGTACTGCAGTAGTTATTACTGGTGTTGGATCTATTGGTATCGGGACAACAAATCCACTACATTCACTACATGTTGTAGGAACTTCAACAGTAACTGGAAATGCATTTTTTGGATCTAATATTAGAGCAATTGGAAATCTTAATGTAGAAGGAAATGTCAATGCAACCGCATTTGTTGGCGATGGTTCTGGACTTTCAAACTTGCCAAGTTCTGAAGTTTGGTTGACAAGTTCAGTTGGCATTCACACTTTAAGAAATGTTGGAATTGGAACAACAAATACTGAATTTGCAAAACTTACAATCGTAAATGAAACTGGATCTGGTGTTACCACAGCACTTGACGTTCATGGAGAGTCCAGATTTATCGGAACAATGACTGTCGGTGCTGCGCTGACAGTTAAAGGACAATTCTTGTCTACATCATTTGCATTGGTTGGTGTTGGACATTCGACAATTCTTGCTGGCATCACAACAACCATGACTCTTGATGTCAAAGAATCAATCAAATTAAACACTCTGACACTTAGAGAAAGTTCTATCTTAGATGTTGAAGGAAGAGCACGATTTAAATCTTACACTGAAGCTATTGCAACCCCATCGATTTCTTCGAATGTTTTAACTCTCGATCTTTCAACAGCACAAACATTCAATATAACACTAAATCAAAATATCAATTCTTTCGTGATTACAAATGTTCCTACAACGACATCTACAACATTCTTGGTGAAATTAACTCAGGATGGAACTGGTGGAAGAACAGTTACCTTTGATTTTCAGGGGGCAACTCTTTATTGGGCAGGCGGAGTTGTACCGACAATGACTCCAACCGCAGCAAAAACGGATTTATTCTCATTTACAACATTAAATGGAACTGATTATTACGGTATTACAGGAGGTCAAAATTTCTAATCATGGCACTTCTTTTTAACAAACGTGTCAGAGGTCTCCAAGAGGTTTCTCCTCCAAGAATGTCATTTAGTAGTTTAATTGTTAATACTGCTGTAGATTATGGCAGTACTTTAACACTAAATTCGACTGCAATCGCAACAAATCCATCTACAAATTCTTCAGCACCTGGAACAATTTCATATCAATGGTATCGCAATGATGTATTAATTTCTGGACAAACAAGTGCAATTTTAACTCAAACAAATCAAATTATTGGAGCAACTTTTTATTGCGTAGCAACTTATACTCCAACCGCAACTTCTGCTCCAGCAATAAATCCAACAATCACTTCGGCAACAATCACCACTACAATTAAAAATTATGTAGTCTTTACAAAACAACCATCAAATTCTGCTGTAATTCTCAATAAAAGCGCAACTTTTGGATGTAGTGCAGTTGTTGGTGGATTTAGAAGTATGAGTGGTTTTAATGATTCTGCTGGATCTCCTGCAGAACCTGGATATTTTGGCAACGCTGATTATAATGCAGCAATTGCTCAGGGATTTAGTGATGAGGATATTCGTTACTATTTGGAAAATGAATATACTGGAGTAATTGGAGCCGATCCTGCCAGTTCAATTGATATGCTAAGAAGATTGAACGATATTAATTTCGGAAATTCAAGAAATAGAAACTTGAAGTATGAGTGGTATGTTGATGGAGTTTTACAAAAAACTACTTTTGGTCCAGTATGCTCTACTGCTCCTGGATTTAATGGTGATGGAATTTATTTAGATCTAACTGATTATCCAACAGATAGTAGGGTTCAAATCGAATTTAATGTCACACAAGATTCTGGAACTGTTCATCGAATTTTAATACCAGATTTGGGAAGTGTAAATGGTGGAGTCAATTCAAGATTTTTGACTGATGGATATATTCGTGAGACACTTCCTGGAACTTCAACTCCTTGGGGAACACGTTATCTTTTGTTGGAAGGTGGAAGAATTTATGGTCCAGTTACTTCAGACACCTATAGATCAGGATTTCTTGCTGTTGCCTCCGAAATTAATCAAGGATCCGATCAGAGATTGATAATCTATGATGGTGGTGGTGGACAACTTGATGACATGATTTTAAATATTAATAAAGGACTTTTTAAAACATATGTCAATTATGGAACAGTTCCAAGGCAAAGGACAATTAATGGAGTAACTTTTAATACCAGAACTCCACCAAGAGTTAAATATTTTTCAACTTATACTGCAACAAGTTCTACTGCTAAAAATTCTTCTGTTGTTTGTAGAGTGGTTCAAGTCAACACTTCTGGTGAACTTGCAGGATTACCACAACCATCAAATACAGTTACTTGGACAACGGCTAATGCAGAATGCGTTAGTTGGGACGATTCAAGAAAACCAGGTGCTAAAGTAAATGTTCCAACTCAAAGTGGTATAAAACCTGGTCCAACATCAATTTGGTATGGTCCTTGGGTTTTTGGAACAGATACTGATACCTGTTATTTTTCTTTTGACGTTGAAGTTAGAAACATTTATCCAAGAGCAATTAATTCCAGTACGGATAGTCCTTTTGCTGCTTTGTTTCAGTGTAGGGTCAGGGGACAAGGTGGGCAAAGTGGTGATGTAATCAATGCTTTTAAAATTATTGAATGGAGAGGTAATAGTAGATCTGAAAATGAAAATAATAAACAATCTTTAAGTTTTAATAGGGGTAGTTTTAATGGAGAGCAAGTCATCAATTATAGAAGTGATGGTGGAATTTTGTTTAGTAAAGTAAATTCTAATGCTCCTGGAAATACATGGAATCCTCCCGGTAGTGGAAGAGTGTGTGTAGACATTTTATTTCTTGCAGCAAAAAGAATAAGCACTGGCGTTGACATAGATTCATTTTTAACTGTTAATTCTACTAAAACAGACAATGTTTTAGAATACGGAAGAAGATTTGACCAATATGAAGAAGTTTATTGATAAATAATATTAACAATTAACCGGGGAGAGTGAACCGGAATGGCAGCAATTAATAAGAATTTTGTAGTTAAGAATGGCATAGAAGTCGGTGATAACTTAATTTTTGGTAACAAAGACCAACTCAGAGTTGGTATTGGTACAACTGTTCCAAATTACACCTTGGATGTTCGTGGTGGAATTGGTGCCACTTCAGTTTCTGTTGGGCAAACACTGACTGCAAATAGTGGTATTATCACGACACTTACTGCAAGCAATGTAACAATTACCACTCTAAATGCCACTGGAGTAGCGGCAACAGCAATTCAATCTACCTGGTTTCAAGTAGGTTCTGGTTTAACCTTTACTACTGGTATTGCTACCAACTTTACCGTATCTGGTATTGCAACTTTTGGTAGTAATATTGGAGTGACTGGTGTTACAACATCAAAAGATTTAAAAGTTGTTGGAATTGCAACGATTGAAACTTTAGATGTTCAAACAAAACTTGATGTTTATGATTCTGAAGCAGTTTTTCACAACAATGTTCGTATTGATGGAAATTTAAGCATTGGTGGAACTACTACTACAATTGTTGCATCAGATTTAAGAGTAACTGACAGAGATATTGTTCTTGGTGTTACGACAAATTCTTTTGGTGCTGATATTTCAAACGATACGACTGCAAATCATGGCGGAATTGCAATTGCATCTACAGAAGGAAGTCCATTAGTAGATTTAGTTTTAACGGGATTTAGCACTCTTCCAAGCACCTACAAACAAATGATGTGGGTCAAAGCTGACTCCTACGGATTTGGAACAACTGATGCATTTTTGTTCAATTATGCAGTAGGTATTGGATCAACTCTTGTTCCAAATGGAGTTCGCTTAGCAGTTAGCAATATACATTTTACAGATGATACAATTACATCAAGAAATGTTAATGTCACAAACGGTTTAAATGTATCTGGAGCACTTACTGCAACTTCATCTAACTCTACCTGGTCTCAAGTAGGTTCTGGTTTAACCTTTACAACTGGTATTGGTACAAATTTAAATATCTCAGGTATCACCACTACTAATTCGTTATACATTGATGCTACAGAAGTTATTAGTTCGGCAAGACAACTTCAAAATATTGCTTCTCTTGATGCAACAACAACTGCAACAATTGAAACAGCAATTGCAAATGCGCCAAATACTTTTACAGATTTAACAGTTACGGGAATTGCAACTTTTAATAATAATGTTGGTGTTGCTGGTATTATAACTGCAACAGCAATTCAATTTACTTGGTCTCAAGTAGGATTGGGACTAACCTTTACCTCTGGTATTGGAACTAATTTAATAATTAGTGGCATTGCCTCTGTTGGATCTGGTATTACTCTCACTTCAAGTGGTAATGCCAATTTTACTGGCATTGTTACAGCACAATCTTTTCGTGGTGATGGATCTCAGTTAACTGGAACTATTAGTGGAGTTGGAATTAAGAGTGATGGAGTTACAATTGGAACTGGAATTACCACTTTAAACTTTACTGGAGGAAGTGTACAATCTGTAACTGGAGATCCCTCTGCGGGCATCTCTACAATTACAATTCAAGCAGGTCCTGCAACTCCAGCAGGATCAAATACTCAAATTCAATATAATAATGCTGGAGTTACTGGAGCTTCTACAAATTTTACTTTTGATGGGAGCAATGTTTATATTGCAGGTATATGTACTGCTCTGGATTTTAATTCTCTTTCAGACATTAAACACAAAACAAACATCAATACAGTAAATAATGCATTGCTCAAAGTTGAACAAATGCGAGGAGTTAAATTTAATTGGAAAGAAAGTGGAAATCCTTCATACGGTGTCATTGCACAAGAACTTCAAGAGGTTCTTCCAGAACTTGTTCATGGTGATGGCCCAAAGACCGTAAATTATAATGGAATTATTGGTGTGCTTATCGAAGCAATTAAAGAACTTAAAGAAGAAGTTAATAAACTGAAAAAAGATAAAAGATAAATAAAAGAGAAAGCCGAGTACTTCAACGACGATGGCAATTAAAATTAATAATACTACTGTTATTGATGATAGTAGAAATATTCAAAATATAGGAATTATAACTGCAACAACCATTAATGCAACATCTTTTGTTGGTAATGGTTCAGGATTGACTGGAGCAGGTTCAACAGTTGCTGATGATACAAGTACCAATAGTACTTTTTATCCAGTATTAACTCAAACAACTACTGGGACAATTACAAGTTCCAATGTTTCTACTACTAAGTTATCCTTCAATCCTTCAACAGGAACTTTAAGTGCCACTGGAGTATCGGCAACAGCAGAAAGAACAACCTGGTCTCAAGTAGGTTCTGGTTTAACCTTTACTACTGGTATTGCTACCAACTTTACGGTATCTGGTGTAGGTACTATAACTCAATTAGTATCAACGAATGTAAATGTATCTGGTGTATCTTCAGTTGGTTCTGGAATTACACTGACCTCTACGGGAGATATACGATTTGCTGGTATTATAACTGGTCGTGGTAGTGGATTATCTGGAGTAACTACAACACTTGTGGCTTCTGTAGGTGTTCAATCTGCAGGAGCTATAATTGGTGCTGGTATTACTCAACTGAACTTTATCGGTGCTGGTAATACTTTTGCTGTTAGAGGTACAACCGTTGATATTAGTATTGCTGGTGGTGGAGGATCTCTGGAAGTTAGACAAGCAGGAAGTAACGTTGGTTACTCAGTTACTGTGCTTAATTTCCAGACTGGATCTGGAATATCTGCTGCTGCAGGAATTGCTACAGTAAACTCTCGATTTAATCGAGTAAACTATATTTTTAACTAACTCTAAATACTATTAAAAGGAAAAACTATGGCTGCCCCAAACATTGCAAACTTAACTACTATTACTGGTGTAACAACCTCACTGACTTTAACAACTACTTCACAAACAGTTTTAAGTAATGCTGCATCAAGTAATAAAGTTTCTAAAATTAATACCATTGCAGCATCAAATATTGGTGGTGCAACTGCAAAAGTAACTGTTCGTTATGTTCAAGGTGCTGCAGGAGCAGGAACAACTGTTTCACTTGCAACTGGAATTGATATTACTGCAGGTTCAACCCTAATTATCACTGATAAAAATTCGCCTTTTTATCTTGAAGAAGCACGTTCTCTCACTGCCCTCGCAAGCGCAAACTCAGCAATAGATTTAGTTGTGTCTTACGAAGATATTACCAATCTTTGATATTAAATAAAGGAGAAATAAAATGGCAGATCCAACAGCACTTTATTCTTATAAAGGTAATGAACCATCTATACTTCCCAATGAAATATCATGGGTAGAAGAATGGGGACAAATTACATATAGAACCGATGTTAATTCTTTTACTGATGAAGAATTAAAAAAAGCTGGATATGTAGGACCTTATACAGTTCCAAGTATAAATATTGAATATCAGACAAGGAGATGGGACGGAGAAAGTCTTACATACGTTGTTGAAGATATTTCCGATGAAGAACTGTGGTTTAATATAAGAAAAAAAAGAAATCAACTTTTAAAAGATAGTGATTGGACAGCTCTTGTAGATTCTCCAGATATTTTAAACTATAATGAGTGGTTTATGTATAGGCAAAGATTAAGAGACCTTACCGCGATGTTCGAGAATCCAAAAGAAGTAATTTGGCCAGAAAGTCCTGAAGGTAAATCAGACTCTGATTTTGATCAAGAGAGAATATATGATGAAAAATGGTCTGTAAGAATGAGAGATTTAGAAAGTCATTTTAATACATTAAATAGTAAAATTGTTGAATTAAGAGCATCTATTATTGATTTACAATCAAATATTGAGGTTTAACTATGGCACCATTTCGTCCTACAAATCTTAATAAAAGATATTATCCAGGTAATGCAAGTGTTATTGGACCAACTTGCACCCCAACTTTAGGAATCACTACAACTCAATGTTGTACTTGTGTTTCTACGTTATGTGGAACTGCGACAATAACTAGTTTCACTCTAGGATGTAGATGCCATTCTGCTACTTGTCCTTGTTGTCAATGTTGTAATTGTTGTTCTTGTACGGTTTGTGCAAGAACAACACCATCTGGAATGTGGAAATCTTTTGAGCAATATACAGCATGTTCTCAACAAACTTGGGGTTGTTTTTCAACTTGTAGTACAGGACCTCAGATAGGTTTTTGTGCGAATAATGGAATTATTTCTGGTGGCACTGTTGACTGCCAAGGATTTTTAATTTGCGATCAGGGTTCAGGAAATACAAAGTGGTGGGTTCCTCAACAAACCGCAGAATGTAGTATGTCTTGGTATAGTAGAGGAGATGCTAATAGTTGCGCTTCAAACGTTATGGGAATTGGTGGATGGTTTGTTCCATCAACTGGAAATATTGATAATCCCGGTAGAGCATGTAGAACTTATTGGAACAATGGTGGTAATATTTATTGGACAAACCAAGAATGGTCCAACCCACAATATGGAAGTGTTACAGCACCATATTTTAGAATGGCTAATGGCCAATTTTTTACCGATGGTGCAGGTAGAAAAGGTGCTGGATATTCAGTAAGATCATTTAGAACTACAACTGAATAATGACTATTTAAAAAACTTTTGAATTAAAAATTTTAAATAATGAAAAAATATTATTTTATCTCTGGATTGCCAAGAAGTGGAAGTACCTTGTTAAGTGCCATTTTGAGGCAAAATAAAAATTTTTATGCCGATATTTCTTCACCACTGTCTGAAATTACTAGATCTTCAATTATACATTTATCAAATACAATAAGTAGATTAAATATTGATGAAAGTAAAAGGAAAAATGCAATTATTGGATTATTTGAAGGGTATTATTCGGATGTTTCTGCAAAAATAATTTTTGATACATCAAGAACTTGGACTTACCATACTGATATTTTATTATCTTTATTTCCGTATACAAAAATATTTTGTTGTGTTAGAAATATATCTTCAATATTAAATTCCTTTGAAAAAATTATCAAAAAAAATCCTTTATATATTTCCAGTGTTTTTAATGGAAAAGATTATCCAACTTGTTTTTCCAGATGTGAACATTTGATGAATGAAAATGATGGAATAGTTTCGTTCGCATATTGTGGTTTATTGGAGGCTTATTCTAGCAATTCACAAATTATTAATTTTATTGAATATGAAGATTTATGCAAATATCCAGAAAAAATAATTGAAAAAATTTATAATTTAATAAATGAACCTTATCAACAACATGACTTCAATTCTTTAAATTATTCTAATGAATTATTTGATTTAAATTGCAACACAAAAGGATTGCATACGGTAGGAAGAAAAGTTACTTATAAAAAAGAATCTATTATAATACCTCAAAAAATTTATGATTACTATAATAATATGAAACTAGAATTTTGGAAAGATAAAAAAGATTTTATTGGATCGTATAAATAATTTTTTAATTTTCAACTATGACTACATTATCTCTTTATTCAGTTCCGTTTTGGCAAACAACCTATCCCGACTTTGAAGAAGAAAAAGAAAAATTTTTAAAAGTAGTACAAGAATATAAACAAGAACATCCAGAAGCACAAAATATATCGAATGTGGGTGGTTATCAAACCGAAAAATTTATACATTCAAAAGAGGAATTAAATTCACTTTTTAGTTATATTCATTCTTTTGCAAATTACGCTGCCGATGAATTAAATTTTGTTGCCAGAGATACTTATATAACATCTTCATGGGCAAATATTGGAGATTCTCGTCAATCAATGCACACAGAGCACACTCATGGGGATGTTTTTTCTGGAGTATTTTTTTTAAATACTCCAGAAAAGAGTGGAAATCTTTGTATTAGAAATATAGCCACAAATTCAATGTGGATGGGATCAAAACTTTGTCAAGAAAAAAATCAATTTACTTCAACTTTAGTAAAAATTAGTCCGGTTGAAGGTGAAATTTTACTTTGGCCTTCATATTTACCACATGCAGTTGAAACGAATGACCATGATGACGTTAGAATTTCCATATCTTTTGATATAATTATGATACCAAAACCAAAATCAAATCAAGATAGTATTCCAGAAAGTTAAAAACTTATTTTTATATTAATGATTAAAAAATATTCAAATGTTTTAAGTGAAGATACTTTAGAAGTAATAGAGTTGTACATTCAACATGCTTTAAAAAATGATGTTTGGGCATCAAATCTAGAGTGGGATAAACGTCTAGTAAATTCTTCTTCAATAGTTATAACTCATCCAGTTTCAAAAAAAGAAATATTTTTTGAAGAAGTAAAAAATCAAATTCAAAAAATATTGAATGTTAATTTTGATAGTCTAAATTTGGAGTTTAGGTTAGCAATTTATATTTGGGGAAAAATGTCTTATATAACTTGGCATGATGATTATGGTTGGGATTACAGTGGAACAATTTACTTGAATAAAGAATGGAATTTAAATTATGGAGGAATTTTTTTATGGAAAGATAATAAAAATTCGGAAATAAGAGGAGTAGAACCAATTTTTAACTCCATGGTTGTTAATAGCAAACATCAAATGGATGGTAATAATTTACATGCAGTAACAATGCTATCATCAGAATCTCCAGAAAATCGATTTACTTTGCAGTGGAGATGTGTAGAAAAGAAAAAAATTAAAAAAATTGAATACCTTTAATTTATGGAAAATATTTTTAAATCTCAAAAAAAACATTTTTATAAAAAAAATTTTTTGATTGACACGCCAAATTGGCAGTACTTTATAGACAATCTTGACTTTTCTATAAAAAATAATTTGTCTTTACAATTTTTTGATAACTGTGGGATTGTTTTACATGATCTCAAAAATGTGAAAAATGTGAAAGATATAAAAAAAAATATTATAAAATCTAATGATACAAAATACAATTGCTCGTCACACGCTTATATAAGTTTTTCATCCAAAAGTAAAACTTTTGGAAAACACAAGGATACTTCCGATGTTTGGTTTTGGCAATGTATTGGAGAAACTATGTGGAAAATTTATGATGACTCAACACATGAATACATTCTCAAATCAGGAGATTTGATTTACATACCACATGGAATGTATCACCACACAACACCGATCTCACCTAGAGTTGGAATATCATTTGGTTTAGATTATCCACCACCAATTGAATATTCATGAAAGAATTAATGTTTTCGGTTCCAATTTATAAGTATAAAGTTAATAATTGGAAATACAAAAAAAAAGAATTATTAATTTTGTTTAATTCTTTTGATACAAAGTTGGTTGAAAATGTGATGACTTCACCAATCAATATAAAAACAAATATATTTGAGGAAGAGATAAAAGCATTTGAAATTGATTGTGGATTATCTTCTCGATTACACGAATTTTGGTTTCAAAATTACGAAAAAAATATGCATCACAATGTCCACAACCATGGTGCTCTTGGATTTTCTGGAATTTGTTTCATAGAATATGATAAAAATCATCATGCACCAACAACTTTTATATCACCATTTATAAATAGTATTAGTGGAGAATATGCAAAATACATCATAAATGTAGAAGAAGGTGATATAGTATTTTTTCCGTCAAATATTTTACATTATGTTTTACCAAATTTATCAACAGTTCCAAGATTAATATCTTCATTCAATTTAGAAATAATTGAAAATAAAAAAAAATTTTGCGATTATTTCTAAAAAAATATATAATAATATAAACTCAATTACATTAATTAATTATGAAAATTATCAATATTGATGGTGGTATTGGAAGAGTTATCACCGCTTTACCTGCACTTCTCAAATATCACAAAAACCATCCAGATGAGGAATGGCATGTGTCTATTATGGGATGGGATTACGTTCCTCTTGGCATTCCAGAACTTCAAGAAAGAACTTTTAATCCAGACACAAAAGGAACCTGGGAAAATATTTTTATGAAAGCGGATGAAGTTATCTCCCCAGAACCTTATCGTCTTCCAAATTTTTATAAAGGTAGAATATCTCTTGCAGAGGCATTTGACGAAATTATCAATGACACGAATGACCACTCAGATTTGAATTATGAGACTTTAAATCTTTCTCATGCAGAAATTCGTAAAGGACAAGAAATAATTTGCAGAGCATACGAAACACAGAAAAAAGAACAAACCATCGTTATTAATCCGTATGGATCTACTGCACAAGTGTGTCCTTTGGGGGTCTATGATGACAGTTTGAGGTCATTGCCAGAGAATATGTTTGTAAAGCTTTGCGAACTCTTTGCAGAGGATTATAACGTCATCTATATGGGATATTCTCATCTTCTCTCAGAGGAGAATAAGTTTATTTTTGTCCCCCAACCAGATCTTCATATTCGTGAGTGGATGGGTGTAATTAGTCAAGTAGACTATTTGATTGGTTGTGATAGTGTAGGGCAACATATTGCAAGAGCAACGGGAACTAAAGGTTGTGTAATTATGGGTGGAACTGACGCAGTAAATATGTCTTATCCAGACTACTTTAGAATTGTTCAAAGAAAAAAACCGGAATATTCTCCAATGAGAGTTTCGGGATTTCAATCTAATCTTGCGGAAAGATTGAATAAAGAATGTATTGAATACACTGATGATGAAATTTTGGATATCTACGAGCAAGTTAAATGTGATTTGAAAAATATTTTAAACACATGAATGTCTTAACAAAAGATGAAAATAATAAAGATATTTTGTTAGATCCCACTCAAAAACATCAAATTATGATGGAGTGGGAAAAACCTTATATGGAAGCATGTATTCAAAAACTTCAACCATTTGGTGATGTTCTTGAAATTGGTTTTGGTCTTGGATATTCTGCAACAGAAATACAGAAGTTTCCGATTAATTCATATACAGTCATAGAATGTGATGAAGAAACTTACAAAAGAGCATTAAAATGGAAAAAAAATTACAATCATTCAATTAATATTATTTTTGGTAGATGGGAAGAAGTTTATGAAACTCTACCAAAATTTGATTGTATGTTTTTTGATGATTTTGATATAAAAACTTTAGAACTTTGCAAACTTGATCCGACTATTCCTTGCAGAAATATTGATTTTATTTTAAAATTAAAAAATAATTTAAAAAATTATACAAAATTTTCTTTTTATTGTGCTACTAATAAAGAACAAATGCAAAAATATAAAAATCAATGGAAAAAATTATTAAAAGAATATCAAAAAAACATTAATTTTGAAGAATACCTCATAGATGTTCCAGAAAATTGTAGATATATAGTTGATCAGACTTTATACTGCCCTCTACTTCAGTTTAAAAAAATATTTGATTATCAATAGAATGCCAAAACCAATTCAAGTTTTTTTAAGGCATTGTTATTATTCAAAATTGCAAGAACTTCCTGATCGTATGAGACCTGGTTGGTTTCGTAAAGATAGAGCTTTTCAAAATTTTAAAACAACTTTAGATCCAAAACTTGTTGACTATCATATTGTTTATGATGAATTTTATGGAGATATTAAAAGCACTTTTCTTAAAGAAGAAACTAATGTGAAAATTATAAATTGCGGATCGGAATGTGATAGTTTTATTGAAACTATGGATTATGCAATTTCTTTAAATTACCCCGAAGATACAATTATTTACTTTTTAGAAGATGATTATCTACATAAATCAAATTGGGGAAAAATATTGCTAGAAGGATTTACATTAAATCCTGCTTATGTAACTTTGTATGATTTTGATTTCTTTTTAAATAAAAACATTTTTACAAAACTTTTTACAACTTCAAGTACTCATTGGAGAGCAGTTCCTGCAACTACAAATACATTTTCATGTAAATTATCGACTCTATTAGATGATTATGAAATTCACAAAGAATTTTCTATAAATGGTGTGAAGGAAAAAGAGAATGGGCTTAATTTTTCAAAGGATTATCATAAATTTTGGGAATTAAGTCAAAATTATAATAAACATTTGATATCACCAATTCCTGGATATTCAACTCATTGTGATGCAAATCATCTCTCACCATTTATAAATTGGAAAAAAATTATTGATGCTGACTAAGATAAAAATATATTAATTTTATGGAAAAATACATTATTATAGATAATTTTCTTGAGAAAAATTTATTTTTAAAACTTAAAAATATTTTTTTTCCAAAATCCATAAATCAAGAAAAACTTCCTTGGAGTTATCAAAATGGTATTGTAAGAAATCCAGAACTTGGTGCTACCAATTATAAAGAATATGATTGGATGTATGTACATTCTTTTATGAATTCACAAATAAAAGAAGAAAGTGATTTTATTTATTTAATAAAACCAATATTTGAAAAATTAAATAGTGCTAAAATTATAGATGCTAGAGCAAATTTATTAATACCCACAAAAAAACAAATTTATCATGAAAATCATGTAGATAGAAAAATACCTCATAATGTTGCACTTTTTTATGTAACTACGAACAACGGATTTACTCTTTTAAACGATAATAAAAAAATTGAATGTTTGGAAAATAGAATTTTAATATTTGATGGGTCAATTTATCATCGATCAGTAAGTTCCACTGACAGAGTTAGATGCGTTATTAATATTAATTATTTTCCTATTAATAAGAAAAACAATCTTTTATTTGATTACAAATAATGAATGCGGATTTGTATAACGAGTATTATTATAATAGTCCAAATTTAATTGAAATAAATCCAAAAGTTGCAACTTTTGGATTGTTCATGGATTCTTCACGGAACATATTCTCAAAATGATGGAATACGTCAAACATTTAATTTGGGTTTTGAGCTAAATAAAAATGTTATTTAAAATATGATTAATTTTTATGGATTTTTTGCCAATAATAATTGATGACATCATTGATTATGAACATCAAAATAAAATAGAAGATGCAATTTTTGATTGTTCTTGGGAATTTATGTTAGATAATGTATGTGGATCAAAATTTACAAATCTTGATCGTAGAAAATTTATTTCACCGAGAGATTATAAAATAACACCAACAATAACTTCAGATGTAGTTAAAAATCAACATCTTTTAGAATTGATAATGCCATTAGCCGAAAAATCTTGCAAAAAAATAAATTTTAAAATAGATGCAGTTGCTAGATGTTTATCTGCTATTCATTTTTTAAATAGTGAATCTAATCAAATTGATAAAATTCATGTGAATAGAAAAGATCCTCATTTAGTTATGATATATTATGTTATAGATTCTGATGGAGAAACAATTTTGTTCGACAAAACTTCCAAAGATATTCCAGTTGAAACCGAATATCCAGAAGATCATTATGAGATGAATATATTTCAAAAAATAGAAGCAAAAAAAGGTAGAGTATTATTTTTTGATGGTAAAGTTTATCATGCATCTTCAACATCGAGTAAAAATTATAGATGTATAATAACTTGGGATATATTTGGAAAATTTTTAGATAAAGATATTTCTTATTCCGAATTAAGACCAAATTGAAAATATTAAATGTTTAATTTCACAAAATATAGATAGTTTTTTGTAAAGAACAATTTTTTAATTTATATTTTAATCCAAACCTAAATAAAGCATTAAATGATGCAGACAAATGGTTGATATCAACTATGATGAGATTTCCAAAGAGTTTTATCTCTATTTCGAAGGTAAACGATACAATTTAACATCAAAAGAGATTTCAAATCTTAAAGAGAAACTAAACTCAGTGGAAAAAAGTTCTTTATCTTTTAAATCAAATGGAAATCAAAACCTGCTCTAAATGTGGAGCACGATGGATAGCAGGGCAACTTTATTGGTCTAATGGAAAACCAGGTAAAGAAGAAGATTTAGCAGGGCTTGTGTGTAATAAAATAAACGATGAAAATTGTCTTAATCCCAAGTTAGGAGACACTACAGGACAGACTTGGGAGAAAAGACTTCAAAGAATGAATGAGTTTGAAGAGAAAATGCTCAGTCATCCGGACTTTGAGATATAATTTCTATTGAAACTTCACAAAGCAATTCTAAAGATATTTTAGGCATTTGTCAAGTACATTTGACAAATCAGGCATTTTAAAGTAAACTGTCTGTAATTAAATCATCTTTATGTCTTTCACAAACAGTTCACTACTGAGCCCACAATCTCAAGACTTTTACATTACTCATGACGAGATGTGGGCAGCAATTCCATATGGCAATAACTTTATGGTCATTAATAATGGACAGCAGATTAAGCAGTTTGTAACTCTTGAGGAGTGTGTTGATTTTATCACTATCAAGCATCAAAAAAAGAAAATAAGTAAGAGAAAAAGTGAAGTGACAATTGATCAGTTTTGTTGAAAAATGAACCCCTATACAATTTGGTTCGTTCTCTTTGCATTTTTAGGATATTATATCGTCACTGATGCTTCAGTCGCACGATTTTTTGTATTAGTCACACAATTTGTTCAGGTTCATTATCAAAAGTATAAATGGATTATAATACATCATCCCAAAACACCCTGGGCACGGTATAGTATGCATCGTCGTTCTATGAAACTTGCAGAGGAACTAATGAAAGAATTGGAGAAGAAGAATGATCTTTGATGCAGTATTTGTGAGTGATTTGCATTTAGGAACTCCCAGATGCAATACCAAAAAACTTAATAAGTTTCTCAAAGAAATCAAAACCAAGAAACTGGTGTTGGTTGGAGATATTATTGATGTGTATTGTATGGAGAAATATAATACTCACTGGAAAAAAGAACATACTGAATGCGTTCATCAAATTCTAAATCTTGCAAAGAAAGGTGTAGAAATCGTTTATATTCCTGGAAATCACGAAGGAATGTTAAGGAGATACTGTCCTTTTGAACACAAGAACTTTAAGATGGTTGAAGAGTATGTGTATAAAACAAAGAACGGTGATAAGTATCTTTGCACACACGGAGATCAACACTCTGAGTTCTCTTCTGGTTCTTGGAAACAACTGGTGTTTAACAAAGGATATGAACTGATTACTCCAATGAGTTTGTGGATGGAAAAGATTTTTCGTTTTTCATTGGTTTATGCACTCAAGAATACAATTCGTGGAAAAAAATATATCAATCAATATGAAACTGACTTAGCAAACTATTGTAGACAGAAAGGGGATTACCGGGGAATTATCTGCGGTCACATTCATCATAACAATATGAGAAAGTTTGATAAGATTGAGTATATGTGCTGCGGTGATTTCGTGGATACCTGTTCAGCAATCGTGGAAAAGAATGGTTTCTTTCAAACAATTAAGTATTAAATAAATATCTAAAAGTAAGAATATTCTTTCATATTGCTGATGAATACCTATTCCAGAGCACTGCGACATATTGATATAACAGATGTTAAAAAGAAACATCAGCAGAAGATTAGTGAGCAAAAAATGCAAAAAAAATTCAAAACGATTTAATAAAAAAATAATTTACTACAATGAAAAAATTTTTAATATTTGATAATGTCATATCAGAAAATTATTTAAGGGGATTGGTTGATAATATTTTTAACTATAATTGGAAATTTTCATCTAATATAACTTTTGGTGATGAAGAATCTGTTGTAAACTTAGTTGATTTTGAGTATGGATTTTACTCTGAATTGACAATAGATCAAAAATACTTTATACTACCTTTAATTTATAAAATTTGTGACCTTAGTAATATAGAAGTAAAAAGTAAAGCTCAAATATTAAGAATGGTGCCAAGATTGCAGACAATGATGTCTCATAATAATGAAATAAATGATATTCATCTTGATATGAATAAAAGTCACTATGTAATTATTTTTTATCCTCATGATATTGATGGTGAAACAATACTATATGATCAAACAACTTCCGATTGTAGTTTTTTAGATTTTTCAAAAATGAGTATTGATGAAAGAAAAAATATGAAAAATAATTTTACAATTTTAAAAAAAATTAAACCAAAAAAGAATAGAGCTTTAGTTTTTAATGGAAATAGATATCATGCTTCATCTTCACCAAGTTTAGGACCTAGATGCATAATTAATTTTAATATTGAATATGATGATTTGGAAAATCCAAAATTAATTTAAAGTAATACTTGTATAAAATGCAAAAAATAAATTTTATTGAACATTAAAAAAACAAAATGAAAAATCAAATGAAAAATTATATTTTTATTGGAAAATTAAATGTAAATGAAATAATTAATTTTGTTACAAATCTCGACCAAAGTGAATGGGAAGAAGAAACAATACGACAAAAAGTTTTTTCGGTTCATATGCATACTAAAACCGTCCCAATTTTATGGGATTATGAGTCTCTTTCTTATTTAAAAGTTGGGCAAGAAAGAAAATATTTTTCTTGGTTTAAGGGTACTGATTTTTTTAAAAACTTAAATAAAAAATTATTTGAATTTTATGGAGATGGTACAATTTTGAGAATTCTTTTGACAAAATTAGAATCTAAAAAATCAATAATGCCCCACAAAGATGGGGGAGAATCTTTATTAGTTCCCAATAGAATTCATATACCAATTATTACAAATGATCAAGTATTTTTCTCTGTCGATGATGAAGTAAAAAATATGAAAATTGGTGAAATGTGGGAATTTAACAATAGTAAAATCCATTTTGTAAATAATTTTAGTAATGAAGACCGAGTTCACTTGATTGCAGATTATTATAAAAACACTAAATAAAACGCATTATAAAAAAATTTAGTTTTGATTTTAATGTCTTTAAATTATCCCCAAACATTCAATTCTTTTGAGTATCCATATCTTCCTATGAACTCATATTACAGAGTTCCTCCAGAAAATATGGAAAAAGAAATTGATTACAAAAAATGGGTAGGGGGAAGATGGGATGAGCAAGGAAACCTGCAAAAAAATTTTTTAATTTCTCAGGGATTAAAACCAGAACATAAATTTTTAGATTTAGGATGTGGTTGTTTGAGAGCTGGGATAAAATTAATTGATTTTTTAGATAAGTATAATTATTATGGGCAAGATGTAAATCCATATTTAGTCAAAATGGGTTTAGAACAAGAAGTTCCTAAGTATAATTTGCAAGAAAAAATTAATAAAAAAAATTTTTCTATTAGTGCAGATTTTACATTATCCTTTGAGGAAGATGTAAAATTTGATATGGCAATATCCCAATCAGTCTTCACTCATCTTCCAATAAATCATTTATATTTTTGTTTGTTAAAATTAAAAAATTATTTCCTTAAAAATTCAAAATTTTTTGTGAGTTTTTGGTTGATACCAGAAGAAAGTAATTTGTGTGATAATTTTGTTTGGTCGGATGGACTGGTCACAAGTCATATATCTGATACTTATCATTATAAAAAATCTCAAATAGAATCGATAATTTTAAATTCTCCAATTAACCAATACTGGGACTGTAGTTATATTGGAAATTGGAATCACCCAGTAAATCAAAAAATGTTTTGTTTTATTAGAAAATAGTTTTTGGCAATTAATAAATTTTTTTAATCATCTTAAAGACACGCAAACATTCGTAAGTTTGATAAGATTGAATACATGTGTTGCGGAGATTTTGTAGATACCTGTTCTGCAATTGTAGAGAAGAATGGTGCATTTCAACTGATGCGTTATTGAATAGATAGTTTGGACCTTAAAGAATAAGGTATGAAAGAATTAGCAATACAACCGAATACGACAGTTTTAGTGTTGAATTCAAGTTATGAACCACTCAATATCACCAGTTGGAAAAGAGCTGTTGTTTTGTTACTGAAAGAAAAAGCACAAGTTCTCTCCAATCGTGTCATTCGTCTGTTGAGTTATGTAAAAGTTCCTCTTTCTAAAATCATCTCCTACAAACCATCAAGAGCAATGATTTATAAGAGGGACAATCATACCTGCCAATATTGTGGAGCAACTACAAAATTGACGATCGACCACGTTATTCCCAGATGCCGTGGTGGTGAAGACACCTGGGAAAATCTTGTAGTAGCCTGCAGTTCTTGCAATACAAAGAAAGGTAATACTTTGTTGGAACAAACTAATATGAAGTTAATGAGAAATCCCAGAGCACCGTATAATAAAATGCAATTTACTTTAAGTAATTGTAAAATTGATGAGTGGAAAGAATATACTTTGTACTTATGTTAAGAAACCCTGACATTTTATCTAAATAGTATTACAATGTTGGAGTGAATTCTATGAACGAAAACCAAACTTTGTTATGATGTTCTTTGTGCATTGGGGGTTATTATGCACAACTTAATTTCTTATAATCAACTGGCTGGATGGAAACAAAATCTGGAGCATTTAAACCAAACTATAGAGAGGGCAAACGAACAAAATGATATGATTAATGATTATTATAATTGTTTGATTGAATGTGATGACAATCAACAAGTTTGTAAAAGGATTTGCCGATCAATTCTAGCTTCATAGTCCAGTTTAAAAACCGTCCACTCCCCCTTGACTTCTGGTTGAGGGGGTTTTATAGTATGTGTATTGAAACCCCTTCATTCTCAATGACTTACAACGCAGAAGTTCAATTCAAGTTTGATGCCACATTCACTCCAACTTATGGAACATCATCGTGGACTGGTGATGACTTCATTCCCGAAGAGCACTACCTGATTACTGCTCCTGCTGCTGATTTGAACGCAAAGCAGTATTTCAAACTGTTTGAGAAGTTTATGCTGTGTGTTGGTATGGACCCCAAAAGTATTCGCAGTGGAGCAATGTCACTGGTCTTCAACGATTATGTGAGTGAGGAAGAGCAACGTAAGGTTTGCAAGGAATATGAACTGACGATGGATGAAGACCTTGATGAGAAGTTCAAGGAATGGCAGGTTCGTGAAGAAGAGATTGCTCGTCTTCAAAAGATTACTGAAGAAACGATTGCTAAACACTATCCACAATCAGAACCAAAAATCAAAGGTGATTGGGAATACACTGAAGAAGAAATTCGTTGGACTAATTCAGAGGAAGGAGTATGAAACTCATCTCATTCAATCGTCGTGAAGATTTTGGCATAGAAATTTATGCTCAAATCCTTCATACCAAACGATGGGCACTACTTCAAGTCTCATTTTCCTTTAACGATTATCCTGGTTGGCCCTATCTTCAAATCAATTCAGGTAGTAATGGACTTTTGAGTGTTTTCTTTTGGGTATGGAAACTGGGTATGGATGTTGATGTTTTGAGTAGAACCTGGAGAAGAGATTATAGAGAGGATGAAGAACAATGAGTGGCGGACATTTCTATCCTGAATATTGCTATCATCAAGTCAGTAGTTTTGCTGATGAAGTAGAAGAAGCAATTCGTAATAACGGCAAAGTAAATGAGGATGGTTACAAATGTGATTATGACCCTGATGTGATTGATTATATTGAAGAGCAACTGCCCAAAATGCGTAAAATGGCAGAGATTATGCGTGCTGTGGATTACTTATATGCTGGGGACCACGGTAGTGATAGTTTCTTGTTGAAAGTAAAAGAGATTGAAGCAAAGCATAGTTTTACTGACCCACTTCAACAAATCCTCAATGACCCTAATGACAATTTAAATGATAGAATTGCTACTGCCCTTCAAGAAACAATTAAAGAGTATGATAGTTGAAAAATGAACTACCTCATCACCTACTACTACAAAAACGACTTGGAACAACGACACCAACGACACAAAACGATGCAGATGGCTATTGCGACTGCTAATCTTCTGATTGCTCACGGAGATTATGTGATTGATAGTATTACCACTGAATATGGTGAAGAAGAATGAAACTTCTAATCAAATACTTACTTCAAGTGCCTCTACTTTTCTTTTTTGTTACTGGGGTAAATTCAATTATTGGTGATGACTATTTGATTTCTTTTCTGGTTGCATTTGGTGCCTTACTTCTTTATACTACTGGTGATTACCTTGAATAAACTCTACAATCGTCCTATGAACTTCTTTGAGAAAATCCAAGTTGGCTGGTGGTGGATAGGAGAAATCTTTGATGAATGGTGTTATACTATGACACACCCAGAAGATAGTGGTGGAGATTTCTTCTGTCATCTTCAAACTGATTATGTTGCTTATGAAGAGGATGTTTATTATGAATAATGAACAAATTGGGCATTTGGTAAGTATTATATCCCTGATTGTAATATTTGTTTTAAAACTGAAATACGAAGACACTTTCTAAACTGGCACAAGACCTCACCACAGACCCTGTGGATGCTTTATAATATTCTCATACACACAGACACCTCTTATGCTTACTGGAAACGACCTTCTCATCGCAGTCCAAAATCTTCCTTCTATGTCTAACCACATCATTCCCAAAGTCGCATATGTTTCTCTGGAATACACACTTTCCGTAGATGAGTTCTTGAAAATGTGGGAACAATTTCGGCTTCAAGAAACCGAAGGAAATCCAACACAAAAGGACTATGATAACTGGTGCCTTTCTACTGCTAAAGAGTATTTTTATGATATGCGAGGTGAGATTGAAGGTAGTATTCGTTTGAAGGAGGACAACTGAAATGACTACTATGAAAGAAAAAGCAAGAAAAGTATTCTCTGCTTATTATGATGAACCACAACACGATCCAACTCTAAACCTTACTGATGCTTTTCGTGAGGTAATCAACCAACTCCAACAAAGCCCTGGTGTGATTATGTGTGCTGATTTTTTAGAATTGTGTGAGGAGATTGAAAAACTATGAAAATTGATGAATTTGATTGGTTTATGATTTTGATTATCCCTATTTTTATAATCGTTGCTGCTGCCGTGCTTACCTATGATGCTCAACAAGAACGAGCACTCTTCCAACAAACATACAATAAAAACTTGGAGTGTCGTCAAGCACTCAAAGACCAAACAGTAGGAAGAGTGAATGAGATTTGTGGTGATGTTCCTGTGATTGGAGATTTTGTGAAATGATTGAAATCCAGAAGAACTACAAACTCACACTCACAGAGCAACAAGCAAAAGAACTCTATGAATTTTTGAGAGGAGCAAAGGATTGTGGTCATCTATCTACTGACCGAGATTTGGTGCTTGTCTATCACGAACTCAAAAAACTCTTTGATACGGGGATACGATGAAAGTTTATTCACTCTATCACAACGAAACTTATGTTGCTTCCTTTCCAAATAAGGAAGATGCTATTTTCTATGGTAAGCAGTTCTATGAGGATGGATGGTCTTGTAATATTATTGAAGAGTATTTGAGTAAAACTCCACTTGATTACAGTTATACTTCTCCTTATACTCCTCTTACTCCTCCTAATACTATTCCTCCTAATATTACAAAGTAAGTTCATACTGCTCAACCTAATGACCCTAAACCATATTTTGACACTTATGGTGGTGTGAAAGCAGAATGACTAATCAAGAAGATAAAAAAAATCTCTTGGCATTTCATATTCAACAACTACAAACTGAAATAGATGAATACATAACAAGAATTAATGAACTCAAAACTATTCTTGAACGAAAAGAACTACAATTCAAAGAAATGACTAATCAACAACCTCTTGATATTATTGAAATCGGTGGTGTAAAGTATCAACGAGTAGAAGAACCAAAACCAAAGACACTCTTGGAGATTATCCGTGAATGGAATTATGATGAAGATTACCTAACAGATGAAGAACTTGTGAATAGAATTGAGAGACAATGGTTGCCTGATGAGGTGATTGAAGATGGTGAGGATTATAATAAGGGATGGAATGCTTGTTTGAAATATCTGCAAGAGAGAATTAAATGAACTCCAACATCAAAGAAAATCTAATCCTCATTCAAGAGGTTGCTAACAAAGCTCTTCAAGAATATATAAGTTCCACAGAACCCAAAGACCGATTTAGTGGTGTAAATTATGCTGACTTGCAAGTGGTTGATGTGTATGTGAAGTATAGTATTCATTATGAAGATTTGGAGTATGGTGTGCTGATTGAAGAGTGCTCTCCAACTGCTTATGATTTTCAGGAATATATGGTAGAATACCTGAAAGATAATCTGCCTAATGACTTGGGGTGGCATTGTTATGTGGAGTTGGAGTGGTAGAAATGACTTACGAAGAGTTTTTGAATATTCCAGGTGGTGTTCTCAAAGATTTGCAAACTATTCTTTTACTGAAACGAAAGCATCATATGGATACTACTACCGAAGAAAGAGAAATCTGCGAACATATAATTAGGTTTCTTGATGAACAAATAAAATCTTATGAACTCCGAAAACAAAAACAACAACTTGAAGAACTTTTTAAAAAATGAAATACCCCCAATCAGTAAATAAATCCATCCTCATTAGAGAAGTGTATGAAGACACTTATGAAAACCCGTATGACTATATTGTAGATACTATGATTTGGGAAAATCGTGTTGATGAACTTCATACTATTTGGTGTAAAGGTAATGATGGGACATAAATCCTTCAACATCAACTATACCGTCAAAGTTCGTCTCACAAAGTTCGGTAAAGAAATCCATAAGAAACAATGGGAGGATTTTTGGAACTCTATTGGTAGATTAAATGATTTTCCTTATGTTACACCAAAGGAAGATGAAAATGGATACTGTGAGTTTCAACTGTGGGAGTTGATGGAGAAGTTTGGTGCTTATTGTGGATTAGGTAAAGAAATGCCTTTTGATACTGTGATTCTTATTAATGAGAGAGATTTGAAAAATGACTGAAATTGACCCCTCTGTAATTCTCAAAGACGGAGATTGCATCTATTTTCGTGGTGTAAAATATCAACGAGTAGAAAACCCAAAACCTACTACTCTTTATGATATTATTGCTGATTGGTGGGATGAAATCTTTACCAATAACAATCCATCAGGGCAGAATATTGAAACACTTGTAGAACAGATTGAAGAATGGCTTCCAAAAGAACAATCGGCAGCAGGAAGTCAAAATGCTTATGTTGAGTGTAGTGTAGAAGGTTTTAATGATTGCCTTACCAAAATAAAAAGGAAACTGCGATGACCAAAGACACTTGGAAAAAGTGGAACATCTATACATCAA